AACAAACGGTGTAGGTGCAACAGCTAATGGAGTATCAAGTGGAATGTCAGAAGGTAATTTAGTAGGTGATGCGCCATATAGTACAGCTAATGCAATATCAAGTGGAATGAGTGTTGTGTCAAGACTTACAGAGGTGGCTCCAACGCCTCCTCTATTGTTAGACAATAATGGAACAGATGCTTTATTGGCTGTGTCTATGAGAAAGCTAAGAACCGATTATACTGGTTTTTCTATGAGAATACAAAGACGAGGTACAGCTGGTTCAACAGGAACCGCAGATGACCAAGCGGATTTACATTTTGATAGTAATAATTACACATCTTTAGATAGCCCAATAACGGCTGTTACATCTGGAGTTTTATCTACTACATTAGGAGAGTTTTGCGCAGCTCCAGGGTATAGTAATCCTGATTCTATGCCATCTGCTGATACTGTAGAAGTTGTTAAATTTTATAATCAAACGCAGAACACAGCAATAACTCAATTTGGTATGAGTAGTACATCTCAACTTAATGAACTTGTCACAAATGGTGTTTTAGAAACTATAACAAAAGGCGGTAGTACGTTTGTAGCGTTAAATTGTAATTATAGAGAAAGTTATGTAGTTTCTCCAGGCACAAGTGTTATGGGGGGAAAGCCTTTAAGCACATTTACAGTTACTAATGTAAAAGACCCTGCTGGTGGTTTTACTACTGAAGATGTTTCTATTACTCCTACAGCTTATGGTATTCCAACAGGTACAATTTTATATGATGATACTACAGACCAATTAGAATTATTTGACCAAAGAAATTCAAATCAAATTTTAAGTTCAACAAATACATTTGCAACAGATACACCATATTTATTTAGTGTTCTAATACAAGATGCACCAGATACAACTGCGTATTATGTAAACAATACTTTACAAGCATCAAGAACAAATTTCACTCATCCTGGAAGTATAAGTGGTATTAGATATGACCAAAACAACAAGGCAGCAGGCCCTGAGTTTATGGAAGCTATTTATTACAATGCAAGTAAAGAAACAGAACTTAACTCTATAAATCAGAATATAATGAATTATTATAATTTAACATAATTTGTTTTATTAATAAGTGTTTTATAGAAGTAGTAATATTCCGTAAAAAAAAATTAAAACAAGTAAATATATAAATAACAAGTAATTAACAAATAACAATTAAACAATGGCAACAACTTATGTAGTAATTAACTTATCTGATACAAACGCTGTTTTGTTCAGTCAAGTAAACCAATCTTCTGCTCAAACAATGAGAAGAAATGTGGCTAATACGCAAGGTGTTTTGTCTTTCCAGGTAGAGCCTAGCTTTATTACAAACGGTTCGTTGACGCCTGTTGGGACTTACACTCACGAGGAAATACTAGTTTTACTAGCTACTCCAGAATGGACACCTGCAGATCCTGAATAAGGAAAAACAAACAAACAATTAAATCTAATCAAATGAAAATCAAAGAAGAAGAATTAAAATTAATTCAAGAACAACAAAAACAGCTTAATGAATTAGTTCATAACATTGGCTTATTAGAAAGCCAAAAACATGGACTGCTTCATGAAATAGCTGGTGTTAATAAAGACATTGAAGAATATAAAGAAGTATTAGAAGCTGAATACGGTGCTATCAATATCAATGTTGAAGATGGTACTTATACTAAGATAGAAGAAGATGTCGAAAGTAATAAGGAAGATTAGTATAGGTTCTGACTATAAGAACGATGCAATGCATTATTCAACTGGTCAGGAAGTATATGGCGGACATACCATTAGTGATATTCTTTTTGAAGACAAAGACCAATCATACAATATTTACATAAGTAAAAATAATGAGGTCTTACCTTGGAAAAAGTTTAATGCTAATATGGCTATATCAGTTGAGTACGATCTTAAATATTAATGAAAAGCTTATATAGCTTTATTGTTAAGCCGCAAGACGATAGGTATGACAATATACGACAAGTTGATGGTAATAACCTTATTATCAATACTAGCATTGAGAATCATAGATTCGTTAGTAAAAAAGCTGTAGTAGTTTCTACTCCTGCAGCTTATACTACTAAAATAAATGTAGGAGATGAGCTTTACGTGCATCACAATATATTTAGAAGATGGTATAATATGAGAGGTGAAGAGAAAAACTCTTCAACCTTTTTTAAAGATGACTTATACTTTGTTTCACCAGAGCAAATATATATGTATAATCTTAAACCACATTTAGATTATTGTTTTGTAAAACCACTTAAAAACCAAAACTTATTAGAGAATAGAAAAGAGCAACCTAACGTTGGTATAGTGAAATATGCTAATAATGCCTTAGAAGCCGTAGGAATAACACCTGGGACACTTATTACGTTTACCCCTAACTCTGAGTTTGAGTTTATTGTTGAAGGTGAACGACTTTATTGTATGAAATCAAATGATATAGCTTTAACTCATGAATACCAAGGAAACGAAAAAGAAAATAATCCAAGCTGGGCAAAAGGCAGTTGAGGAACTTATTAAGGTAGCAAAAGAAAAGATTGTTGACTCAGACGACGATGTAAGCGCTGACAGACTTAAAAATGCTGCCGCTACGAAAAAGCTAGCTATATTTGATGCTTTTGAAATACTACAACGTATTCAACAAGAAGAAGATATGTTAAACGAAAAACCTAAAGAAGTAAAAGAACAAAAAACTTTTAGAGGTTTTGCAGAAGGTAGAAGTAAGTGAGTTACGAACAAACACTTTGGAAAGAAATTAAGGACGTTGTAAATCCTAAAATATTAGCTAAAAACAACAGGTTTAAAAAATGGGATTATGGTTATAATTCTGATTATGATTTTATAGTAATAAGTAAAACAGGTAAAATTGGACAAATCATTGAAATACAAAATCTCAGGATTGCTTTACCAGCAACAGATGAACCGTTTAAACGAAGTGAGAAAAAAGCGGAGCAGTATTGGGAAAAGCAAGAATACCCGAAAGAATTAAAAAAAATTAAAAGTAGATTCGACTGGGAAGAATATCCAGCTGAGTTTAAAGAAAAATGGTATGACTATATCGACGAAGAATTTAAGCGTAGAGAAGAAGGTTTTAGTTTCTACAATAACGGCAGTCCTGTATATATTACTGGTACTCATTACATGTACTTGCAATGGTCAAAAATTGATATTGGAGCACCAGACTTTAGAGAAGCAAATAGACTCTTCTTTATATTTTGGGAAGCATGTAAAGCAGATGCAAGGTGTTACGGTATGTGCTACCTCAAAAACAGACGATCTGGATTCTCTTTTATGTCAAGCGCAGAGCTTGTCAACCAGGCTACAATATCTTCCGATGCTAGGTTTGGAATACTTTCCAAGTCTGGATCAGATGCCAAAAAAATGTTCACGGATAAAGTTGTACCCATATCGGTCAACTACCCTTTCTTTTTTAAACCCATTCAAGATGGTATGGACCGGCCGAAAACTGAATTGGCATATCGAGTTCCAGCATCGAAACTTACTAGAAGAAAGCTTGAGTCGAATGAACAACTTAGAGAACTAGACGGACTTGATACAACTATTGACTGGAAAAATACAGGTGATAACTCTTATGACGGTGAAAAGCTAAAGCTATTAGCTCATGATGAAAGTGGTAAATGGGAAAGACCTGATAATATATTAAACAACTGGAGAGTTACAAAAACTACATTACGTCTAGGATCTAGAGTTGTAGGTAAATGTATGATGGGCTCGACTTCAAATGCTTTAGACAAAGGTGGAGACAACTTCAAAAAATTATACTACGCTTCAGACGTTACTAAAAGAAATAGAAACGGACAAACATCTTCTGGGCTCTATAGCTTGTTCATTCCTATGGAATGGAACTACGAAGGATTCATCGATACTCATGGACTACCTGTCTTCATTGGAGGCAAAACTCCAGTTAAAGGAGTTGATGGCTACGAAATTACAACGGGAGTTATCGAACACTGGGAAAACGAAGTCGACGGCTTAAGAGATGATCCTGATGGTTTAAATGAATACTATCGTCAGTTTCCAAGAACTGAAGCACATGCTTTTAGAGACGAAACAAAAGATAGTTTATTTAACCTAACTAAAATATACGAACAAATTGATTTTAATGCTGAGCTTAATAATTCAGCAGCTGTTACAGTAGGTAGTTTTCAATGGGAAAATGGTATTAAAGATACTAGAGTTATATTTACTCCAAATAGATCAGGTAGGTTCCAGATAAGCTGGGTACCACCTAAAAATCTTCAAAATCGAGTGATACTAAAGAATAATGGTAAGTATCCTGGCAATGAACACGTTGGAGCATTTGGCCTTGATAGCTATGACATATCAGGCACTGTAGATGGTAAAGGTTCTAATGGAGCTTTACACGGTTTAACTAAGTTTTCAATGGAAGACGCACCGCCTAACCACTTCTTTTTAGAATATATATCAAGACCTCAAACAGCTGAGATATTCTTTGAAGATGTACTTATGGCAATGGTGTTTTATGGTATGCCTATACTCGCTGAAAATAACAAACCTAGGTTTTTATATTATTTAAAACGAAGAGGTTACAGAGGTTATTCTATGAATCGTCCTGATAAAATTTGGAATAAACTATCAACTACTGAAAAAGAAATAGGTGGAATACCTAACACAAGTGAAGACATTAAGCAAGCACACGCTGCTGCTATAGAATCTTATATAGAAACTTATGTAGGATTAAGAGAAGATGGTTACGGTGATATGTACCATCAAAAGACATTAGAAGACTGGGCTAAGTTTAATATTAATAATAGAACAAAGCACGATGCTTCGATAAGCTCAGGTTTAGCCATTATGGCTTGTAATAAAAATAGATACACACCTGTTAATAAAAGACAGATGAAAACTGTAGCTTTAGGTATTAAAAGATATGATAACACGGGTTATAATTCAAAAATAAAATAGATGATAAATACTAATTACAATAGTTCTTTTCCAGATCAGGTTGTGCCAGATGTAGAAAAAGCTTCTTATGAGTACGGCTTACAAGTAGGTAGAGCTATTGAATCTGAGTGGTTTAGAAATGATAGAGGTTGGTACGATAGATTTAATACGAACTATAATAATTTCCATAGACTAAGATTATATGCTAGAGGAGAACAATCTATTCAAAAGTATAAAGACGAATTATCTATTAATGGTGACTTATCTTATTTAAACTTAGACTGGAAGCCCGTACCAGTTATACCTAAGTTTGTAGATATTGTTGTAAATGGTATGTCTCAAAGATCTTATGATATAAAAGCTTTTGCTCAAGATCCTGAGTCAATAATGAAAAGAACTGCTTATGCTGAAGCTCTACAAAGAGATATGATGCAAAAAGATCTTATCAACCAAATACAGCAAATGACAGGACTTGATGTTTCTAAATCACAAGGTAAAGGTTTAGAGATGGAAAGCGAAGAAGATTTACAGCTTCATATGCAAATGGATTATAAAGAATCTATTGAAGTAGCTGAAGAAGAAGTTATTAATAATGTATTAGCTAATAATAAATATGATTTAACTAGAAGAAGATTAAATCAAGATTTAACTATATTAGGTATTGCAGCTACTAAAACATCATTTAATAGATCAGAAGGTGTTACAGTAGATTATGTAGATCCAGCAAGTTTAGTTTATTCATATACTGAAGATCCAAACTTTGAAGATATATATTACGTAGGTGAAGTAAAACCT